CATATTGTCGACATCTTCGGCGTCAGTATATATACTTATTAAGCTCTCAGAAAAGAATTGCGCAACACGCATGTGTGTTGTCATCTGTGGAATCTCACGATCTTTGGATTTGCTATCCTTCGGATGTATAGTGTAGATATTGCGGATGCGCCTACCCCGGTTCATTCTGAGTAGCAACAAATGCAAGCCCTCTGGTTGACTATACTCTTTAAGTACGCTTGTCACGCCATCAGCAACACGTACGGATTTAATCGTCACATCGTTCAGCTTCTGATGATCGTTAATAAAGATGCAATGGTGATCAGATAACATCTCTGATAGATTAAGTGACGTAGACTCTTGACGCCTGCCTGCATCGAGCTTGTTACAAGCGATATGACTCAAGCCCAAGAACAGAACGTGGTTGTAGTATGGAATAGGCGGCATCATGTCCATAAAATCGCCGAATTCATCCTGGCTGACACCAGAATCGAACATTTTGGACATAAAATCAACTTGGCGCTTGTAAGTAATTAAAAGTAACTCCCGGTTGACTTGCTCTTCTAGAACGCCTTTTGCGAGTTTCTTGAAACAATCGGTGGCGTGATTTGCTTTCCTCAGATGCCACATGTGAGCCAGCGGTAAATCTTTCTCGATTGCCGCAAACCTTAATGGCAAATTCAGGAAAGGCGTACGCCCCGACGCAATGCGAGTATGGTCGTTAGCAAAGTCGAGTATCAAACGCAAAGTGTAAAAGTCTGCAAAAGTCAATGGTTTAACCACCTTATTGCAACATTTCTTGACCATCATATTTAAGTCGCCGGAACCTGAAATTGCACACAACGTCAAGAACCTGAAATCTCCCGCTAGCGCACTAGTCTGCCACGTAGACCATCGACATGAAGCCGCGACTTTCATGACAGCTTGTATAACGAATGAGCGTTCGCTCTTCTTGGTGTAAGCCATGGTTGACATGATAGTCGCGAATATGCGATAAGGTAGAACCTTCGCGTAGGCTATATCGCTAAGCGAAGTTTTAAAGGTAGGTGAAACCCATATGTTATTGACATCGTCGATACACCGCCATATGCCGCACTCTGATCCGGGGTCGCCTCGACGATAATAGCAAGCGTAATAAGTCAGCGAATTATTTCGTACCATTTTCCAGGATATACCTGCAGATGAATGCTTAGACCAGAAACATCCTTGTTTCAACTGTATCTTCGATAGAAGCTCTGATTCTAAGTATATGCTATGGAAGATGCGATATCGCAAGCATGCACCAAAGATTAATTTGCTTGAAATGCCATAATCTGATAAGGGGTTGGGCAACTCGTACTCGTGACGTGCAAACAGCGAAGGATTGATGTCACTAAACGGTTCAGTGGTATGGAAGTGAGTAGGAGGAGATGCGACGCCAAGCCAAGTGTTCACTGTATATTCCGTCATGTCCATGTCTTCTACGGGAGGTCCTGAGAGAACTCTAAATAAAGATGGCGCTCTGAAATCAGGATTCTTCTTACATCCATTCTTTATCGCAGCGATAACATCGAGGGGGTCAGGGTAAGTGACGGTAGCCCGGTCGAGCATGGCAGGCTTTGATGTAACCCAATGCTTGACCATACTTGCGAGCCCCGCAAAAGATCGTTCGGACATCTTAGTCGTAAGTTCGTGAAGCTGACTAAAGTGCACAGTATAAGGTGAAGCATCCTGATCAAATGCGCCATTTAAGAAGAAATCTGATCTTCCGGTGTCTTCGGCTAACGATGCCTCCATAACTTCTGATATGTCAGGATCTTTATCAATGTAGATCTCACAAAGCGCGTACTTGTTCCAGATGACGTCGGCCACTGTGCGCCGAGTACGCCACGAAAGACCGGTAACCTCATGATTACATCCTCCTTTAGTATAGTCGTGACCTTCGACGGGTTCCACCAGACCACCAGGTCTTGCAATTATGCATATTGCGGTAGAATGACAAAAACTGCTAAACCCCAGTCCAGTCCCTTTCTGGTCACCACTTTCATTTATAGCACTAGATAACATCGTCGGTACTATGTCAATCGCATCGAAGTGTACAGCCGTTCCGTTAGTGCGTCCGACGACTGTCCGGCCTTTTGAATTTACGTAGTAAACAAACTGCGACTCGGTAGTGAAATAACTATCGGATTCGAACCGGTATCCGTGATGCTGATAGTCGCC